TTAGTGCAAGCCCTTCCTATAGAGAGTATAGAGAGAAAGCTCCCTAAATCCGGCTATTATAAGGGAACTCCTTATTATGGAACGCGGGAAGAAAGAACAAAATTAGTCGATACATTCAATGCCGCGCTAGATAGAATTTGTATAGAAAACAACTGGTCTGTATTTAGGTGGCCGGAGAAATTTTTAAATGAAAGCGGCGAGTTAGATTTTGAATATATGGAGCGGCCGAAAAGCGTTCACTTAAGCCCACTATCATATAGGTGGGATCTTTTTAACAATGTAGCTAATCCGCTACACAATCAAACATAGAGGAAAACATGGCTAAGGCTAAAAACATTAGAGTTGCAATTGTAGGAATTGGAAACTGCGCTAACTCCCTATATCAAGGGTTAACTTATTATGCCGGTTATACGGCCGGCCAAGAGCGCGATGGAGTGATGAAGAGTAGAATCGGTGGATATTCTGTTGCAAACATTGAAGTAGTTGCTGCTTTCGACGTAGATAAACGAAAAGTGGGAAAATGCTTTAGAGAGGCCATGATCGCAAAGCCTAATTGTACACCAACATACGAGCCGAATGTACCAGATGGTCCAATAGTTCAAATGGGCCCAGTGCTAGATGGCGTTCCTTCGCTGATGAAAGATTATCCAGACGATGAAGCCTTTCGAGTGGCCGATGATAAGCCCGTAGATGTAGCTCAGATACTAGTAGACCGTAAGGTGGATATTCTAATTAACTACTTGCCTGTAGGGTCTCAGAAAGCCACTGAGTGGTATGTAGAGCAGTGTCTTAAGGTCGGCGTTTCTCTTTTGAATTGCATTCCGGTTTTTATTGCTTCTAATCCTAAGTGGGAGCAGCGTTTTATTGATGCTGGAATCCCTCTGGTAGGAGATGATATGAAATCCCAGTTTGGAGCGTCTATTTTATCTCAAATGCTGCAAGAATTAGCTTTCGCCCGAGGACTAAATGTAAACGCTCATATTCAGCGTAACGTTGGCGGAAATACTGACTTTTTGAACATGGTCGATCAATCTAGGCTAAAGTATAAGAAGGTTTCTAAGGAAAACGTAATCAGATCTCAGCATGTTATCAGGGGAGTTGATCCAGAAGAATCATTCTTGCATGCTGGCCCTTCAGAATATATTCGCTTTTACGGAGATAACAAGGTTGCCAACTTTAGAGTAGAAATGGAAGGTTTTCTAGGCGCGCCAGTAATTTTAGATGCTCAGCTTTCAGTAATAGATTCTCCAAATTCTGGTGGAGTTGTTATTGATGCAGTTCGCTATCTTAAGGTAGCTAGAGAAATGGGAATTGTCGGGGCGCTTCGCGGACCTTCTGCGTTTACGCAAAAGACTCCGCCTCAGCAACTCATGTTCTCGGAAACACTGTATGAATGCGAGGCTCTCTCGGAAAGAAATCTCACGCGGTTTACGAAACGACAAACTTCGCCGTATAGTGCAGAAGAACTTTATCTTTCATGTCCAGCAGGAAATAAGGAAATAGATTAATGAGCAGACTCTCCAATCCTAAAGTGCATGGGGAAGTGGGTAAGAGGTATGACTTCGACACCAAAGGCATAGTAGAGTGTAAGATAGTTTATAATTCTAGAAATGGCTATTGGGTGAGGGAAGATACTTTTGATCGAAGAATGGTAAATGATTCTTTAAATCATTATGAAGGATTTACGGCGCTAAAAGGAAAAACTGTATTAGATTTAGGCGGTAACTGCGGAGGCTTTACGAGAATGGCTCTCGCTGCCGGCGCATCTAAGGTGATTTCTCTGGAACCATGTCCACACAATCATCAAATACTGTGTATAAATGCTCCAGAGGCGATTAACCTAAATGCCGCCGTAACAGAAGGCCCGACTGGTAAAGCAACTTTCTATTATGCTGATTCTAAAAGAAGCTCTAGCTCGAGCTCCATCCACCCGCGCAGAAATAGCTCCGATCTTAAGATTACTGTAGATGCTTACAATATTAACGAGCTGTTAGAGGAATATCGGCCAGATATTGTGAAAATGGATATTGAGGGAAAAGAGTACGACATACTAGATGCGATGGAAGTCATACCAAAATACGTCAAGCAGTTCGCTATTGAGTTTCACAGTTTCTCTAAAGTAAGCATGAAATATCCAGACAAGTATTTTCCAGAAAGCAAATGGGACCGAGAAGTAAAGGGATTTAAGTTTTTTGGGAAAATGAGGCACAATGATTTTCTATTCAGGAGAAAATAATGGGTTATATGACAGTAAATGGCTTTGATATCGATGGAGTGATTCATTTGGGCGATGGAGCATGCGGAATCCACCCGGGCCCGGGCGATGTGATTATTACGGGCCGGAGCTTCGAAGAAGCTCCAGAGACTCTTGCGTTTCTCCGTAAGAATGGAATTCACAACCCAGTATTTTTTAACCAGTGTCATTATGAGGACAAATCTAGAACAGGCTCTGGATTTCACAAGGCTGAAACTATTAAGCTGTTGTGGAGGGCCGGGCTGTGCATTGAGTATTTTTTCGAAGATGATGAAGTCCAAAAAGCCGAAATTGAACGAAATTTAGGAGAGGTTAAGGACACGTGGAGAATGCCAACAGAGGTGATTCACGTTAATAACCCCCACGTAAAGAAAGAGAATCGTCGTCATTTAGAGGATTTAGATGGCTGAATATTTACCACCGTATGGAAAACGCCATATTCCGGTTGGGAGCGATAAAGACAAGATCTTGCATAAGTCTATAGATCGCTCTGTATTAAAGGACTATGAGAGATTTGTTAGGAAAGTAAACGAGAGAACTCTTTTCCAACGAGGAATTATTCCAAAATATAACAGCAGTGGCGATCCCGCCCTTGGGCTGGAAGTTGAGTACTTCCACCCTTCAATAACGGCGGATGATCGTATGGTTTATATTATGGAAAATATTGTGAGTGTCCCTGGATTGGACTGGAGAGACGTAATAGGCAATACTACCATTTCTCACTTTTACGGAGCAAGAGGTGTTCACTCTGTGCTAACTGGAATAGCAGACCCACGGCTCGCCCATATTGATTTTGTAAGACTTGGAAACGAACAGATAGCTTTTAAGAAGACGAGAAAAGTTGGAAAATATACTAAGCACCTCAGGAAGCTAGCTAGAGAAGCGAAACTTAAAAAGAAATCAGTTTGGGGAACTACCGAATTACACACTAGCATTCAAACGGCCGGACGAAGGTTCGTAAATGGCTGGTATAAGGGAAACGCTCGCCACAAAGATAAAGGAACGTGGTCTAACGTCTCTGAGTGGATTGCATCTTGGACTCACGTGAAATCAAAGCACAATGATTCTTGCACGGTGATGGAAGGAATAAAAAATTCTACCAACCTTCAAGAAACTTTCAAGTACCTGACAGGAGAAACGCACATTGGTGAATATTATGGTTATCACTGCTCTACTAGTAACTCTGTAAATCCAGCATTAAACTTTACTCATGACGACACCTTTGTCGCTCCGGGTCCGGGCGCTAGAGAAACTTTAGATAGAATGTTTCCAGGCTTAAGCACTCGCAAAATTTCTTATGGAGATAGGGTAGTTTGGATTAGAGAGAATCAGCACAAGATATTAAATCTTAAGTTTGATAAATCTCTTTGGAATTATACCAACTCTTATGGAATTACCATTTTTAAAGATCGGCAAAATGAGTTAAAATCTTATGGTACCGAAGTAAGCTTATGCCAATATTCAGTATATTGCAGATTAAGATCTAATCCAGAGCTTATATCTCGAAGGAAGGTAGCTAGAGTAGATAGTTGCAAGCCAAAAAAAATAACTAAAACAATTACCGAAAGGGAGGAAAAAGGAGTGTCATTAATGAATACTATTATGGATATTTTTAGAAAAAAGAATGAACCAGAAATGGTTCCACTACATGCAAGCGAAGAGGAAAAGGAAAAGAAAGAAAAGCCAAAAGTGCCAGAATCTCCTCCCCCACTTCCAGGGCCGCACGGTCGCGATAGTACAATATCTTCAAAAGAAAAGATTGTTCTAGATTCAATATCTAGAGTCGGTTGCCCTTGCACACATAACCAAGTCTTAAAAGACTTACAAGAAAATGACTTAGCCTCGATGTTTGATGTCAGGACAAACTGGAAAGAGACTTGGAAGATCATGAAAGATCTTACTAAGCGAGATATTTTGACTAAAGATGGCAGACATTATACTATGAATGGATAAAACATGGATATTCCTGTTTGCATCGGTATGCCGCGCTCAGCATCAAGAATGGTGTGGCAAGTAGTAAGAGAGCTAGCTCCGCCAGAGCCAACTTGGTGGGCTGAAGGTCCTGGCATCATGTATGAAAAAGATGATCCGGATCAAAAGCCGGTAGATGTAGCTCCGTGGCCACTGTACTCTCACAAGTATA